ATTTTTTTGCTCAAACAGCAGAAGGACGTGGTTCTAAGGTAGAAGTGTTGCCCGGCGGTGACAACTTAGGTGAGATTGACGATCTAAAATACTTCAATAACAAGTTATTAAGAGGTCTTCGTATACCAAGTTCATATATGCCAACTGGTTCAGAAGATGGTACTGCAACATATAATGATGGTCGTCTAGGTACTGCATTGATACAGGAATATCGTTTTAGTAAGTATTGTGAACGTATTCAGTTAGTATTACAGCCCGCACTAGATAAAGAGTTTAAGATGTTTTTGAAGTTCCGTGGTATTGATGTTACAAGTAGTTTATTTGATTTAAACTTTGTAGAACCACAGAGTTTCAGTAAGTATAGAGAGATTGAGTTAGATTCAGCAAGAGCAGCAGTGTTTGGTAATCTAGAGAGTGTTGATTATTTGAGCAGACAGTTCCTTTTGAAGAAATATCTTGGTCTTAGTGAGTCAGAGATTACAGAAAATGAAATGTTATGGCGCAAAGAAAATGATACTGATGCTGTCAATAGTGATCCAAGTAGTGACTTAGGTTCTATAGGATTGCGTGCAGGTGATGTTGATGGATTTGAAGAAACTGAATTAGATGATGATGAGTTTGATGATGATGAGTTTGATGAAGCACCCGATGAAGATACAGGAGAGACAGACGATGAGATTTAATGAATTAGCAATTGATGAAAGAAATGACGAAGACAAGTGGGATATTGACGATACTCGTCGCCCACGTCTGACTTTGAAGCATTTAAATAAGATTCGTAATAAGCGCGAATTGGCTAAAGCAGAATATGAAGATGAGCAATCAGTTAATACAGCAATGTATGGTAAGCCATCGGAGTAAATAAAAGTTGATAAATAAAAGTAATAGATTGTATTATAATGTATTATTTTTATAAAAACGCGATTTTAAACGCGTTATTGGCTAGTTATAGGCAAAAAGTATTAAATACTAATGTAATAAATTAGTTCCCTAGTAGCCTACGGAATTAAATAAATAGATTTATAAAATAAAATTTTATTAAACGGAGAATATAAAATGAGCGTACAAGATCGTTATTCAAAGATCATTGAGAGCCTAGTAAACGGAGAAGGTGAAGTTGCATCTGATTTGTTACATGAAGCTTTTGTAGACAAAGCTCGTGAGATCTGGTCAGGTCTTGTGGAGCAAGATGAAATCGTCGAAGATGACATTTCAGAAGAAGAGATTGAAGAATCTTATTTCGACGAAGATGTTGATTCATTCGAAGAAGAAATTGCAGCAGAAGAAGAATATGCAATGGAAGACGACGATGAAGAAGAAGCAGAATTCGGTGCTGAAGGTGAAGCAGAATTCGAACTAGCATCTGACGATGAAATGGATATGGACATGGACGCTGAAGGCGACATGGAGCCAGAATCAGAAGCAGGAATTGAAGACGCAATGTTAAGCGTTGAAGATGCACTTGCTGATTTAAAAGCAGAATTCGCACAGTTGATGGGTGATGATCTAGGTGATGAAGAAGAAGCAGGTTTATCTGACGAACTTCCAGCCGATGATTTCGCATCTGACATTGAGCCAGAAGCAGAAGAAGAATTTGAAGAGCAGTTAGCATTCGAATCTGATGACGCAGAAGAATTAGAAGAAGCGGCTGATCTTACAAAGATTGGTAAAGATGGAATGCATCCTTCAGAAATGCCAGCAGGAGATGACGGTAAAGCATCACCAGTTGCAGGCAAAAATGACATGGGTGGAAAAGTAATTCCAACTGGCGCAAAAGGATCTGAAGGCTCTAAGAAAGGCTTATCAGACGAATCAGCAAAAGACATGGGTGTAACACATCCTGGCGAAGGCGCTTCATTGAAGCCAGAAACTCGCGGTCATGGTGCTGAGAAGCGCGGTATGAAACAATAAAAATGCGCAATACACTGAATGAACATTTAACTTTCGATCAAGCAAACATTGTTACTGAGGCTGTGGATAACGGCAAAGGTGGTAAGGATTTGTATATGGAAGGTATTTTTGTTCAAGGTGATGCACGCAACCAAAATCAACGCGTATATCCAGCCTCTGAAATCAGACGAGCAGTTAATTCTGTTCAAGAAAAGATTCAAGGCGGGTATTCAGTGTTGGGCGAAGCAGACCATCCAGATGATCTACAAGTGAATCTGGACCGAGTATCACACATAATTGAAAAGATGTGGATGAACGGGAATGATGGTTATGGCAAGCTAAAATTATTACCAACACCAATGGGCAACATATGTAAAACTTTGTTGGACAATGGTGTAAAATTAGGCGTATCGAGTCGCGGTAGTGGTAACGTAGGTGACAATGGTAATGTGTCGGAATTTGAAATTGTAACAGTTGATATTGTTGCGAATCCAAGTGCTCCAGATGCATATCCAGATCCACTCTACGAGGCTATCATGAATGGCAGACGTAGCGACATTATAATGGATGTTGCGAAAGCTATAAATCACGATACAAAAGCCGAAAAGTATCTTCAAGAAGAGGTACTTAAAATGATCAATAACCTAGATTTTAGGAGAAAATAATGGCAAATGCAATTGAACAACTCCTAAGTTCAGAAGTTCTTTCAGAAGAAGTTCGTTCTACACTATCAGAAGCTTGGGAAACTAAGTTAACTGAAGCACGTGAAGAATTGACTAATGAACTTCGTGAAGAGTTCGCAACACGTTATGAAACTGACAAGCAGCAAATGGTGGAAGCACTAGACGCAATGATGTCAGATACAATTACAACGGAATTACGCGAATTCGCAGCAGACAAAAAAGCAGCAGTAGAAGCAAAAGTGACTTACACAAGTCAAGTTGCTGATCATGCTAAGATGCTGGACACTTTTGTAATGGAAACTTTAAAGAAAGAAATTACAGAATTGCGCGATGATCGTAAACTTCAAGAAGGAAACTTTGAAAAGTTAGAAGACTTTGTAATGGAGCAACTAACGACTGAACTTAACGATTTCCACCAAGACAAACAAGACCTGTTAACAGAGAAAGTTAAATTGGTAAAAGAAGGCAAGAAAATGATTGCCGAGACGAAGCGTGAATTCATCTCTAAAGCAAGTGCAAAATTAGCGAGTATTGTTGAATCAACAGTAACTGGCGAGTTGAGTACTCTTAAAGAAGATATCATGCTAGCTAAAGAAAACATGTTTGGACGCAAGATTTTTGAAACTTTTGCAACTGAATTTATGAGTTCACATTTAGCAGAAGGCACACAGGTTTCAAAATTGAGCCTTGAATTATTAGATATGAAAACTGCTTTAGCAGAATCAGCATCTACTATTTCTGAAAAAGAAACATTAATTGAATCAACCAACAAGAAACTAAAGCGAGTTAATGAACGCGCTGAACGTAATTCTGTAATGGCTGATTTATTAAAGCCCTTGTCGAAGGACAAGCGTGAGTTAATGTCGAATCTACTTGAAAGTGTTGCTACTAGCAAACTTACTGTAGCATATGACAAGTACATTGGTACGGTTTTGAATGAAACTGTTTCAACGACTAAACGCACTACGCAAAAACTTAATGAGTCTCGCACTAGCGAGGTCACAGGTGATAAAACTAGCACACACGATCAAAATACTGAAAGTAATGCAGATATCATTAACCTTAAAAAATTAGCTGGTATAAGCTAAAAAGGAGTATACCTAAAATGTCACAAAATTTATTTGAAAACTGGAACGTAACTAAAGACGCTCTAACTGACGGTTTAACAGGCAACAAGAAATCTGTAATGGAATCTGTGCTTGAAAACACTAAGAACTATTTAACAGAATCAGCAGCAACTGGTTCTACAATGGCAGGCAACATCGCTACTATGAATAAGGTAATTTTACCTGTTATTCGTCGTGTAATGCCTACCGTAATCGCTAACGAATTAGTTGGTGTTCAGCCAATGACTGGTCCTGTTGGACAAATTCACACATTGCGTGTGCGTTATTCTGAAGGCGCAGCAGGCGTAGCAGCAGGCGACGAAGCATTGTCTCCATTCGCTATCGCTAAAGGCTATTCTGGTGATGCTGCTACTGGCGGACCATCAGCAACTTCTGCTCTTGAAGCAACAGCAGGTCGTAAGCTTTCAATCCAAGTATTGAAGCAGACTGTTGAAGCGAAGACACGTAAGTTGTCAGCACGTTGGACTTTTGAAGCAGCACAAGATGCTAACTCAATGCACGGTCTTGACGTTGAAGCTGAAATCATGCAAGCACTTGCACAAGAAATCACAGCAGAAATCGACCAAGAAGTTCTTACTTCTTTACGCGCTCTTGCTGGTACTGCAACTGACACATATGACCAAGGCAACGTTTCTGGCGTAGCAACATTCGTAGGTGATCAACACGCAGCATTAGCAGTTTTGATTAACCGCGCAGCAAACTTGATCGCAGCACGTACTCGTCGTGGCGCTGGTAACTACGTTGTAGTTTCACCAACTATGTTGACTGTACTACAATCTGCTACTACTTCTGCGTTTGCACGCACAACTGAAGGTTCTTTTGAAGCACCTACCAACACTAAGTTCGTTGGTACATTGAACAACACTATGAAAGTATTTGTTGATCAGTATGCTTCTGACGCTACTCCAATCCTAGTAGGATATAAGGGTGACGGCGAAATGGACGCAGCAGCATTCTACTGCCCATATATTCCACTAATGTCTTCTGGTACTGTACTAGATCCATCAACATTCGAACCTACTGTGTCATTCATGACTCGTTACGGTTATGTTGAGTTGAATAACCAGGCTTCATCTCTTGGTAATGCAGCAGACTACTTGGCTAAGATCGGCGTTAACTCTGGCGCATTGTCTTTCCAGTAAAACCTAATTTTAAATTAGAAATAAAAAACAGCCTAAGGGCTGTTTTTTTGTGGCTGTAATTACATCGCCATTTTCAGCATTGCTAGTGTTGATTCGTTTCTCATATAATACACCTTACTAGTGTAAGTACGGTCATAATGATACAAAACATCGTAGTCATACAGAGAACGATGTCGCCATTTATACATTTCATTCAAAGTCTCAGACATATTAACAAATCTAAATTTATCATGACCTGCTATCTGTTGTAGTAAACCATCAATATGTTTACTAATTGCGTACCCTGAGTCACCTACCAATTTATAAGTAAATCCAAAATTAAATAATTTTGATCGTTTGTCTAATTTTTTAATATTCATAGTAACTCGCTGTATA